AACTTGGCCGTTGGATCCAGAAGATCCGTTGGCTACGATCGTAGTGACAGCGAGAGAAGAGAGATTTGAACCAACTTCAAAGATGGCATTCGCAGCATCTGAAGAGAAGACTTTACGGTCAGTTAGGTTGACTGCAAATTCACCGTTATCAATAAAGCCGGAATTTGCTACGTCAGTAGTATTAGCTGTACGACCAGAAATTGTCGTGCGCTTAAATTGAAATTTATTTGCCATTCTCAACCTCTATATAGAGCAACGAAGCGGTTATGTAACCCCTAATATTCTATTTATACAGAAGTATCTTCAGCTTTTTTATTTTTATTTCCAAGCTTTTCAAGATCAACAATTTTTGCTTGAAGACTGGTCATGGTTTTATCGGCCATGACCAGTCTTGTTTCTAGCATGATGTTCTTACTTGTAAGATCATGTACACTCGCGAGTAATCGATTGATGTACTCATTTACAAATTCAGCTTCCATAAATTAGAATGTCCCGCCGTCGAGGGTTGCGTATACAACTGCTGTACCGTTAGACTGAAGCACGAATCCAGTAGAGCCAACAGCTAATTTTCTAAAACCGTTCGAAGAGTTAGCAACTAAAATGTCTTCTGCAGTAACAGTCGCGAGTCCAGTACCACCGCTTGTTCCAGGCAGTGCAGTCGAAAGACTCAATGTATTCGCTGTGATACCAACCGCGAGTGTCGAGTTCGCAGTAAGAGTAACGTTAGTCGCGTTCGAAACCAAACCACCAGAGTTTAGGAATGCTTGTAATGTAGCAGTAGTATAACCGGCTGCTGCAGTGTCTACAGTTGTTGTAGGTTCTGTTTGAGAACCAGCAAAGAGCTTATAAACGCCATCTGTAGCATCACGGAAAAGACCGGTATATTTAGCTCCAGTGGCACCGTATTGACCATAAAGACCGATATCAAGAATGTCGGTTGTTGCGTTTCCGTTTGCAAGCTCGATCAGCGAATCTTGGACTGTCAGGTTGGTAGTATCGATTGTCGAAAGCGTACCGAGAACAGTCAGATTTCCGGAAAGAGAAAGATCTGTAATCGAGAGTGCAGTATTAACATGGAGTCCAGCAGAGTTGACCGTGAGTGTTGAACCAGTGGTAAGGCCAACTGCATCTGCAGTGACATTAATACCGTTAGCAGCACCAACATGAACTCCAGTCGCGTTAGCTGTAAGACCATCACCGCCAACAACGTTGATACCAGCGCCATCAACAGAAATACCGTTAGCAGCTTTGGCAAAGACGCCTGAAGTATTCGATACAATACCGTTGTTTGCTACAACAGCAATCGTGGCTGCACCACCTTCACCAGATGAGGATCCAGAAATACCGTTACCAGCTGTGATAGTAGCAACATAGTCGCCTGATGTACCCGAACCAAGAGCAACGTCGCCTGAAAGTTGCGATGTGGCAATTGAAAGTGCAGCAGCATTGACATAAACGCCCGAGGTATTCGAAACAATCGTACCGTTACCAGATACGACATGCACACCTGTTGCGTTCGAAGCAATACCAGCTCCGGCAACAACAAAAACGCCTGTTGCGTTTGCAGATAGACCGTTATTTGCAATAACGTGTACGCCTGAGGTATTTGAAGCAAGACCGCTATTTGCAACTACAGCAATCGCGTCTGCAGAGACGCTGATACCGTTACCAGCACCAACATCAAGAGTTACCTCGCCAGATGTACCGCCACCAGTAAGACCAGAACCGGCTACGACTGATGTAATATCACCATCTTGAGGTGTTACCCAGTATACAGCTGTTCCGTTCGATGCAAGAACTTGTCCTGCAGTACCATTTGTGCCATTTGCATTAAGAGCAACGTTAGTTCCAATATTGATCTGTGTGGCATTTGCTACGAACGCCGTACCAACACTCACAATCGCTGCGTTCACGGTGCCTGTAGAGAATACACCGGTGGCATTCGCAACAAAAGAATTAGAACCAACGACGAAGTTACCGCCAGAGCCAGCAAGAACGCCGCCGGCAACAGACAGTTTATTATTGGTATTATCAAACGTAAAGTCTGCGTCTCCGGCTAATGCGCCAGAATTATTAAATTGAACTTGTGTATTTGAACCAGATACGCCAGAAGTAGGAGTTTCCCAATAAGCGGCTGTTCCATTTGAACTCAGTACTTGTCCGTTGGTACCCGTCGAACCATTGGCTGTAACTGTTGTCACAACAGCGTTAGCAACAATAATCTTGTCGATACCAGAGGTACCATTCGCAACGAGTGCTTGGTTGGCGGTCAGTATACCAGGATTAAATTTACCGGCAATGGTGATCGAAGCACCATTCGAACCAATAAATAAGTGATCGCCATTTGCTGTAAACGCTAATTCACCGTTAGCTAATGTTGGCGCATCAGCTGTCGTTAACGACCTTTTAATTTGAATTAAATTGTCTGCCATTTGGCTATTCCTTTTAGGTTAAAATGATCCGCCGTCGAGATCTACTGCTAGATCCGCGAATGACAGTTGTCTCACCTCATATTTATCATTTTGAGAATTGTAGATTAATGTAGCGCCATTGGCGGCTTCAACGACGCTGACGTCGAGTATGTTTTCAATACTTCGTATTTCTTGAATTTGATTTTTCAGAGTAATAGGACCAGCAGATGATAATCTGCCGTTGTTATTTGTAATTGTAGCGACTAAACGAGATGCACCTGCCATTATCTTGTAACTCCTGGTGTAACTGTGACGATACCTTCAACAAGACGAGAAACTGTTCCGCTGCCATCAGTCAACTCACAGTCATATACGTATCTTCCGGCTGTAAGGCCATTTGTGGTATTTGCCGACATCGAAAGAGCGACGACGCCAGTCACAGCAGTAATCGAAACTGTAAATGCGGTTTGAGCGGTCGAAGTATAATGCTTACGCATCTGAGCGGCACCTGTAAATCCTGTAAGATTTACGATGTTACCATTTTCATCAGTCACATCAATAGACGTAGCAAATGAAGTGCCTTGATCGATAATGATATTTGCTTTCAGTGCCATTTAATTCTTCCGCTATGTTTATTCAAAACTATAAGATGTTACAGTTATCACCCAATATTTAGTTTCTGCACCATTTGATGCTGATACGTTAAACGTTTGTTCATTGAAACCACCTGTATAAGCTGCTACAAGTTCAATTGATGAAGCACTTCCTCCACTTGCAACACTGGCGTATCCACTAAATCCATCTCCTCCAGTATAAGTCCAAACTACGCTTGAAGAAGCTGTGATAGTATAACCTGCTTGGGAACCATACGCTTCGGCAGTGTCAAAAGTCGGAGATGATATTGTGCCGCCCACGGGACTAAAAGTAACTAAGGCTACATCTGCATACGGACGTATTCCTACATATTGCCACGTAGATCCATTCCACATTTTAACGGCGGCAAAATCTTGGCTCCCGACCCACGACGAGCCGTTCCAATATTTAACAGGTTTAGCAGATAGGAACGTTAGCGGCACTTATTATTCTCCTGGCTTAGATGGCCAAACAACGTCTGCTGCATTTGTATAAGTCTGAGGAAGATCTCTTAAAGTTTGACGATATGTAGCCCAAGCAGTTTTATCTCCAGGCCAATCTGCCATTTGAGTATAGTCAGATAAAGCTAGAAGATTATTTCTTTTCGATCTAATTTGTTCCCAAGTAATTACCACGACTCGATCTTGCAAAACAAGATTTCCTTGTGATAAAACCAATTCTTTATTTTGCATATTCATACCATGGAGAAACTGCTGGTGTTGCTCTGCGGTAATTTCAACAATATCTTGCGGCAATGACGGATACCCAAAATCAGTATCGTAAAAACCTTTTGTTGTTGGGCTGTAGTAAATTGTCATTTTATTAATATCCCATTGCTAACCAGTAACCGGTATGAGAACTTTCATCTCCGTTAAACCAACTGAAACCAGTTGTTGATACACTAAAAATGGTTGCACCTTTAGAAGCCTGTCCAAATACGCCTGTATCTCCTACGCCATTCATCACAGCTCGGGCAACCGCGGTGAACGATGTTGGAAATGATCCAGATCCTGTAGTATTTGGAGTAACAGTTACTGTTCCCCACTGAATAATTGCTCCGTTTGGCAACTTAGTCCATCCATTTGACGAGAGACTTTGTGTATATCCTGTAGTTCCTGCAGTGTCAATCCAGATATCACCAGCCGCTGAAGCAGTAGGTTGAGTCGCTGTTACAAAAACTTGGCCGCCACTTGTAAATCCTGCGGTGACGTGTCTTAGAATAGGCGCGACAGCACCAGATGCACTTCCTTGGGCACCTTGTGGTCCGGTTGCACCTTGAGCACCTGTTATACTTGAACCTGCCGCGCCTTGAGCACCAGTTGCACCTTGTGCTCCGTTTATTCCAGGAGATCCTTGAGGACCAGTTGCACCTTGAGCGCCTTGTAATCCTTGAGCACCTTGAGGACCAGCAACTGAAGATGCTGCACCTTGTGCACCTGTAAGGCCTTGCGGTCCCTGTGGTCCTTGGATACCTTGCAAACCTTGGGCGCCTTGAGGACCGGCAACGGTTGAAGCAGCACCTTGAGCACCAGTTGTTCCTTGCGGTCCCTGAGGTCCGATAATTCCTTGTGCACCTTGTGGTCCCGTCGGTCCTTGAACCGAAGGTCCTTGTGGTCCTTGAGAACCAGTTGTTCCCTGTGGACCCTGGGAACCAGT